GCCGTGTTGGCCTTGCCAGCGGCGGTGTTAGCTGCGCTCGCCGCGCTGTTGGCGTTCTTTACCGCCGTCTCTCCACGGTCGATGAGGTCTTGCACGGCATCGTCCCAGTTCTGCGCGGGCTGCTGCCCGTCAAGAGCGCTGCGCAGGATTTCGATTGCGAAGCGCTCTGTCGAATAGGTCTTGCCGCTCTTCGTGACCGTGAAATAGGCTTCGTCGGTGTAGCCCGCGACGCTGCAAAGCTTCGATTCGTCAACCGTGATCGTGGCGACGTTGCCGCTCACCGAGCACTGGCCGCGATAGTAGTTGCGTTTGTTAGGCAGCAGAACGACAAGCCATGCCGTAGCGCCGGAAAGCGAGAACTCATCGCCGTTGTCGTAGATAAGCGCATTGATGGTTGTTCCGCCATCGTCGCCCTGACCAACCTTGATGCAGGTTCCCGCGCCCTCCTTCGAGATATCGAGTTCAAGCGTCCGTGTGTTGCTCATCACTCGCCGCCTTCCTCGCCGGTTCCGTAAGCGAGCGCGCGGAGGGCTTCGAGCGCTTCGGCGAAGCTCATAGCAGATCGCGCCTTGCTAGACACGGGCTGAACGTCCGCGCTTGCGGCGACGGCTGGCACGCTCGCGGCCAAAGCGTCGAACACATCGACAACAGCCTTCATGCGGTCATCGACGTAGATTGGGGCGACAACGACAAACGGCTGATTCTCTGCGTCGATATCCGGCTTATCCGTGAGCCAAGAAGCGCCGTCGTAGATCATCGAGGTAGTGCCATCGTCGTTCTCTCGGAAAATCGAAGCGCCGTCAGCAACGGCATCTTCAAGCGTCGCGTTGTTCGTGACGTATGCAGTCATGCCGTTTTTGAACCAAAGGTATTTCATTGCGAACCTCCTACATATACATACAAAGGCCGTTTACGAACTTATGGTCTGCTGTCCACCAGCGAATGCTTCCATTGCCGTTGTCTTCGATTTTCGAAATGTGCGTGCCCTCTTCCGTTGAGCAAATTGTTCCGTTTCCCGAAGTGCTGGTGTCGATTGCGAGCTTCGGCACGCGGAGAACCAAGTAGTAAGGCGTTGTGATTCGCCCGCCGTACTCTCCAGATGTGAACCGCAGGTTGGTATCGACAACCATTACCTCTGTGCCGTTGTACTTGCCGGTCAGGGTTCCGCCCGAAAGCTCCATCGTGTAGGTAGAGCCGGTTTTGAGCGTTCCGGTTGCGTTGATGTTCGTAGCGGTCATGTTCTGCGTCTTTAGCGCGCCGGTGTTCAGGTTCCATGTGTTGCGGCTGTATCTGTCGCTGATGATGCCCGTTTCAATGTAGTTGGCGTTGATGTAGAGAAGACCACCGCTGAGGTAGATTCCCTGTGTCTGCCCGTTGTTGGTCAGCTTGTTGAATATGTCGCGTTGCGTCTGAGCATCGACGGCTGAGCTTGCCGCATCGTCGGCGATTTTCTGAACGGTCTTGCCGCCAACCTCGGCGCTTGCGGAAAGCGAGAACTCGCCGCTTGTCAAATCCCAGCGGTTTTTGCCCTCTTCGTCGGTCAGAAGACCGGCGCGCACGCGCTCGGCTCTCATGGTGCCCGTGTTGATCGCGTCGGCGCTCACCATAGCGCCTGTCAGGAAGGTTCGCCAATCCCATTGACCGTCAGAAGTGAGGTTCGCGGCAAGTCGCATGCCCATACCGTTAATGTTGACAGCCCACATGCCCGAAGTCGCTTTGACCGGCAAGCCCGTTTCAGCGTCGATGGGTACGTTGCTCCACATCGTGCCAAGCTCGAAAGTCTCGACCTTGTAGGTTCCAACGGCGTTGAATTGAGCGTTTAGCGCGGCCTGAAGCTGCTGAAGCCACGAAACCGACGTGCCCGCCGCAGCGTCATAGATAGCGTTTTGCTGGCTGTTGCTCTTTAACGCGTTGCTCACGCTCTGCCACATGTCGGCCATGTTGTCAGTCAGAGTGCCGAAGGTAACGGTAGCGTCGCCGGTGAGCAAGTCGCGCTTAATCTGAGACACGCGGCCATGAAGGCGCACGCCCTCGGCAGAAAAGCCCTTGTCGATGATCGCCACGTCATCGCCAACGCCCACGCCCTCCCACGAGCGCCCGAACGCGTATAGGTCGATAACCGAAGCGGTGTAGGTTACTTTCGGCTCCTTCACCTGCTCTAGGTAGTCTTGCGTTTCCTGCAAGAGCTGCGCCGCGTCCTCGCACTGCTCGTTGACGTATGACGCGACGGCGGGAAGAATGCCGCCCTCGCCGTCAGGGTGCCCCCAAACGGTAGTAGCTTCGGCATCCTCCACGTAGTCTTTGCCGCCGTTTATGTCGCCGAATGTGAGACGGCGACCGTAGCCGCCGCCCTCAGTCTCAACGCCCTTGCCGTAACCGTAGACGCGAGTTTTCGGGTTGTCGCTCGCAACGGAGCGCTTGACGGAAACAAGGTCTTTAGTCCACGTAAACCGCTTAGCGCTGTTCTGGTTGCCGCGCTTCGCGCGCACGCCAACGCGGCGGCTAACGATGCTCGCGCCGTCATGGACGATGAGAGTTTCAAGCTCGCCGCCCCACGTCTCGATGATTCCGGCCAAGCCCTCGCGCACGCTCTCATGGTAGAAGGTGCGCGAAGCGCTGCCGCCCTGATCGCACGTGCCGACCTCCCAGCGCGTGTCTGCGAGAATGGATGTGAGGGCTACCGACACGCTGCCAGAAGGCCGCTTATCGTCCATCCAGTCATCCCATGTCTCGTTTACCGAGTTGATGCACACGGCTTGCGTCTCTGGTGCGCCGTCATCGTCGTGTACGCGGTCGATGGTGTCAACGATGTGTTCGTGGCACACGCCCTGAAGGTCAATCCACACTACGCGGTCGCCCTTCACGAGGTCTTCGGCGCACGTGATGTTGAGTTCGTCGGTTCCGTCCAGAGCGTCGGTGTGCGTTGCGGCGCTAACCGTGAGCCGCCCCAGATTGTCGCCCCAGCGGTTGAAGCGGGTGAAGCCGATACGTCTAATTAGAGCCATCGTTCCACCCACTCAAGAATCGCGGTGCCGTTGGTGATGTTCAGGTGGCAGCGACCGTTGATCTCGAAGTAATCCGAATCGATCGTTACCGGCGCGGTCTGGTTGTTGACCGTCGCGTGCTCGGTCGCCATGTCAAGCCTGATGGTGCTTGAAGACGTGAGCGCGGTGTTGATAGCCACGAACTCGCCGGTATCGACGTTCGTAATCCGCCACGTGCTGCCAGCGTCGGGCTTCGCCGTGACCTTCAGGTGTGCGGGTCGGTTGCCGCCAGCGTTTACGTAGATGTTGCCAGCCGAAACCTCCATGCGGCGCTTCTGTCCGTAATAGTCGGGGTCGCCGATGTGAAAAGTCACGGTGGTTGTCGGGCAATCGTCCGTGATCTCGTCTAAGTCCGTGCTGCCGCTCACGATTGCAAGCAGGTAGCGCGTCGGGTCATCGGGAAGGTAGAGCGGCGCGGGTTCGTCAGTCCAGAGAGCCGCCGCGAGCTTGTGCCGCATCTCCGCGACCTCGCGGCGGTCTTCAGTCCTAAGCCAAATCTCAACGGGAAGGTCGTAGCCGCCACGGTAGGCGCTCTTGAAGACCTCGCCATGCCGCCCCGGCACGCTCTCGAACGTCGCGTTGACGGTCGCCATGATGGGGCGGCGCACCTTGCAGTAAACCAGCTTCGATAGGTCGGTGCCGTTGAAGATGATTCGGTCGTGCTGGTTCCTAGTCCGTCTGAGTTGCAACTGGCACCCCCCTTTGCTTCAGCTTGCTTGCGATTCCAGCGCCGATCTGCTGGCCTGTCTCGTATGCGTCCACGCCGTCAGCGACCGTTGCGTAAACCGTCGCGGCAACGTTAACGGGCTGGCTCGGCACGTCGGCGAACCGTGAGAAAGCGCGGTTTACCGCCGTTTCGATGAAGCCTTGCAACTGCTTCTCAGGCGCGATGAACTCGCCGCCAGCTTCGCCAACGCCGACGATTGAAGGCTCATCGAAGTAGCCGCCGCGCGCGTACCAACTGATGCTCACGCTCGGTAGCGAAATCGGGCCGAACTCGTTCCAGCTGACGTTGAAGTGCGGAAGCTTCGGCTTCGGAATGCTGATCTTGATTCCGCCAAAGGCGTTCATGATCTTCTGCGGAATGCTTGAAATCGCGTTCCACGCGCTTTCAATCGGGTTCTCGATGAAGCCCCTGATGCTGTCGAAAACGCCTTGCACCTTAGCGCCAAGGCCGGGGAATCCCAGCTTGTCGCCGATGCGGTCTGCGATGCTAACCGCCGTGCTCTCGGCAGCGTCAAGCTTCGAGCCGATGTTGTCTTTGATCGCGTTGAAGGCGTTTGTCGCTTGGCTCTTCGCCGTCTCCCAGTCGCCGTTCATCGCGGCTTGCAGAGCGCCAGCCGCAGAGCTGCCAACGGTCTTCGCGGTGTTTATGTCGTTCTGCACTGTGGAAGCGATTTGACCGAAGGCCGAATCGGTGTTGCCGGTTAGGTTGTTCCACCAGCTAGACACGGTATCGACCGCGCCTTGTGCGAGGTTCCCGACGTTGGTTTTAAGATCGTTCCAAGCATTCGAAGCGCCGGTTTTGATGTTCTCCCAAGTGTCGGAAGCGCCTTGCTTCAACTGCTCCCACTTCTCGCCAACGCCGGTGCAGAAGTCCGAAACGCCGGTGCTGACCTGCTCCCAGATTCCGCCCCAGAACTCAGGCACGCCAGCGAAGAAATCCTGCACGGCTTGCCACTTCTCCGAAATCCAGCCGGTGAAGTCAGACCACATCTGCTTGCCAGTCTCGGTCTGCGTGAAGAACCACGTAAGGCCAGCGACGGCGGCGGACACGGCGGCAACGCCAAGGCCGATAGGATGCGCGGCGATAAGACCGGTAAATCCCGTCCAGCCGCTAGAAAGCGTGCCGGTTAGCATGGTTCCCAGACCGCCCGCCTTGGTGACGATGTTAGAGAAGCCGGTTCCTATCTTGCTCAGAAAGCCAGTGTCGCCCATGAGCTTCTTAGCGCCGCCCCAAAGCTCGCCAGCGGTCTTGAAGGCGCTTCCCACGCCCTCTGCGGCTTCCATCGTCTTACCAATGGCGGTAGTCACGCCGCCGAAGGCAACCGCGCCTAGGGCAAGGTTGTTGACAAGCGTCTGCTGCTCTGGCGACAGGTTCTTGTACCAGCCCGTGACGGTTTCGAGCGCGGGCGCGAGCGTGTTAAGAAAGCTCGTGCCGATCTCGGTAACGGCGGTCTTGACTGGCATTGCCGCTTCGCCGAGTTCCTGCATGCTCTGGTTCATCTCGTTCTGCGCGTCGCGCGAAGCGAGAAGGTCTTTGTTCGTCTCTTGGTACTGCCGTCCCGCGTCCGCGTAAAGCCCGGTAAGCGTCTCGGTGATGAGCTGCGACCGCTCCTGCTCGCTTCCGCACGCGGCAAGAGCAGCATTGAAAGCGTCTTCTTTGGTCTGACCCTCGGCGACCGCCTGATTGAAGGCGGCTTGCGCCGAAGAGTGGCCGGACAGCGCGGCGCTCCACTGCTCGGCTGATGCCGTAGACCAGTTGAGAGCGTCGGCAAGACCGCCCGTGACCGTGCCGGTGTGCGCCGTCTCCTGCGCGGCTTCCGCGAGGTTTTCAAGCGGCAGAGCGTCGCCGAACGTCGCGTAAGCTCCAGCGGCAATGTTCGTCCACTGCTGCAATTCCTGCTCGTTGGTTGTCAGGCGCGCTAGGTTCTGGCTCGCTTCCGTGGCAGACGAAGAATCGCCAAGGATGCGGTAGAAGCTCGCATAGGTCGAAGATGCTTGCTCGGCGGTTCCGCCAGCGCTCACCCATGCCGTTTCGAGCTGTCCGCTCTGCTGTATCGCTTCCTCTTGGCTCGATGCAAGGCCGGTGAGCGCGCCAGCCGCGCCGATGATGCCGCCAGACAACGCCGTTCCCGCGCTCGAAACCTTAGACCCGGCGTTTGAAAGCTTGTCGGCGTTGTCCTCGATGGTCTGACCAACCTTGTAAAGCGCTGTGCGCGATGCATCCGCTTCGCGCGCCGTGTCCGCAAGCTCGCTGCCGTAGCTGTCAAGCTGGCGCTCGCACTGCATGATTGCGCGCTTCAGGCTGTCGTACTGCCGTTCTTCCTGAGCGGTGAGTTGCGCGCCGCTCTGCTTCTTGCTCTCCAGCTGCGCGAGCGCTTGCTTGTAAGCGTCAAGCTTCTGCTTCGTCTCGCCGTAGGCAGAGTTGAGCGCCTTTACCTTCTGCTCTAGCAGCTCGGTGTTTCCGGGGTCGAACTTCAGCGCTTTGTTGATATCGCGCAAGTCGCTTTGGGTGTCGCGCGATGCCTGCTGAACCTTCTTCAGGGCGCTTTGAAGCTCGGTCGTGTCGCCTCCGAACTTGATAACAAGCCCCTTGTAAGTGACCGCCACGTAATCACCCCTCTTCGGTTGTCAAAGTCCCATGAGTGCTTGAAGCAACGCGCCCTCGCGGGTGCGCTGCCGTCAAGAACTCACTTCATGTCACGTCATGACCAGAACGCGGCTTCGGCCTTGCGCGCCTTCTCGTCTTCGTCGTAGTGCGCCGCAGCGTCGGCGTAAAACGCGTTGATCTCCAACAGGTCTTGAACCTGACGGTAGCTCATCATCTGAAGGTCTGAAAGCGTCAGGCCGCATTGCTGGCAGTTGTAGATGTATCGCGCGTCGCACGCGTCTTGCAGGTTACTTGGAAGCGGCGGCGCTGGCCTTTTCGGCTTCCTCGGCTTCCACTGCATCTTGCGCGGCGCTTGGAAAAAAGTTGTCCATCACAATACGCATCACGTCGGTAGCCCAACCGTCCTTGCGCTCCAAGTCGTAGCCATCGGCGGGGAAGGACGAAACCCACTCATCGAACTTCTCATCGAACTGAGGGTTTGCCGTCTTGATGCACGCGTAGAAGATTTCGAGAAGCGGCACGAGCGGTGGGAATCCGAACTTGTCCAAGTTCTCCAAGATCGCGCCGGTATCCTCGTTAATGTCCTTCGGTCTCATGGTGCCGTTGGGCTTCACGACATTGAAGCAGCGGGAAAAGGCAATCGGAGTGAATGCGTTGAAGGTCGCTTCGAACTCCTTTTCGCCAACCTTGATAAGCATTCGAAACCTCCTAGGCCGTCGGTTCGGTCTTGTGCGCAAGCTCGATATCGACCGCATCAAAGAAGGTGTCGTAATCGGCAAGGCCGGTGAAGCTGTCATAGCCGCTCGTGCGAATGTCGGTGCTCGGGATGGTGACGGGTCGCCATGTGAACGGATAGTCAAGCTGCGTGATCTCTGGCGTGTCCTGAACGGTGTTAAGCTCCTGCGTCGGCTTCGAGAGCTGGCACATGAGAAGGCAGCGGCGGCGACCGAGCACGTGCCCCGGCTGCTCGCACATGAACGCGAACTTCTTAGGCGTGCGGTCGGCGCTAAGGATGGTTCGCCCGTCCTGCGCGATTTCGTAGCCCACGAGGTCTGCGATGAGCTGCCGCAGCTCTGCGGTGCTCTCGGTGTCGTAGAAGCTCATGGTTCCAGAGCCGCCGTTGTCCTGCTGCTTGTCAAGCCACGGTTCGTTGTCGGCGTAGCTCGTTGCCGTCTCAACGGTAGGCTCCATGCTGATAGCGACGGTGCCCGCGACGTGCACGGGGTCTTCGTAGGTAAGCGCGTCTTCGTCGGTGCAGATCGCGAAATGCGAGTTCTTCACGCCGAAGAATCCGTTTCGTGCCATTTGTTTTCTCCTAACTCTCGGCGACGTTCACGGTGAACGCCGCTTCGGTAAGCTCTTCTGAATCAATGTTCGTGATGCTCAGCGTGAACGGGCACTCTGCGGCTTCGAGCGCATCGCGTATGCGTTTCTCGGTCGCGTAGTCGCGGTGCCGCGTGTAGAGCGCGATATCGTAGGGCATCCACGAAAGGTAGGTGCCGTTGTCCGCGTAGGCCGCTTCGTTGTAGCCCGCGACAAGGCAGATGAAGGGCGGTGCCGGTTCCTCACCGTCAGCGAAGCGCTGGTTAGCCCACTGGATGCCGAGCGAATCGAGAACGCCGCAGAGCGCCTTTAGCTCAATCATCGTCCGTCGCCCCCCATCTCCGCGAACTCTCGCGCCACTTGGTCTGCAACCTTCCTGATAACGCCGTCGCCGGGAACGGTGCCGTAATCCTCGCCAGTCTGGTTCGTGATCTGGTGGCCGTTCTCCAACAGGTGCGTTAGCTGGTATCGCCGGTTGTGCACGGTGCATTCGGTGCCCGTCTCATCGGTCTTAACATCGGCCTTCCAGCCCTTCTTGTAAGCACCGGTGCGCACCTTGCTTTCTTGCTTCAACAGCTTTACGGCGCGCCTTCCGGCTTCGCCCGCGTTCTCAGCGAGCGCGGAAACGTTGTCTTCCACGCACTCTTTCATGCAGCTGCTTATGAACCGCTCGATGCTCTGCTCAGCCACGGTCGCCCACCACCTCAGCGAGCGTCATGCGCACGAAGTCGGGGCTTGACCTGTCAACGCGCGCGACCGTGAGCCGCGCGCCGTCGAACTCGACTAGCCGCTCTCCGTTGTAGGCGCTCTTTCGAATCTGCAACACTGCTTCGGGGTGAATGCCAGCGGCAGCGGCGGCGTAGTAGGCGGCATCGCCCATAGAGAAGACGTTGCAGAACACCTTTCGCTTTGTTTCCTCCGTCTGCTGCACGCCGTATTCGTCCTTCTTGACGGTCTTAGCGATGAGCTGGCACGTGCCAGCCCACATGCTCATGACGCGCCCCCGAACTCCGAGCTGCCGCGCATCATGGTTAGCAGATCGTCGAAGCTCTGAGTAAGGCGGTCGGCATCGGGGTTGTCCATGCCGAAGTTCGCCTTGCAGTAGACCTTCACCGCGAGCCGAACCGTGCTGTTCGAATCGTCGGCGGCTACGGCATCGGCAACGCCGCCCGCGCGCATCGCGGCGCGGGCGGCTTCGATGAGGTCTTCGATCTCAGCGTCAAAGTCGGTGCATTCGGCGGGAATCCTCAGCGCTTCGCGGCACGCGTCAAGCAGCTTCGGCTTCTCTGCCATGCGGCACCTCCTAAGCCTTAACGGCGGTGCCGATGGTGAGCTGGCCGAAAGACTTGGGCACGACAAGCCCGCCGTCGAAGAGCAGGTATCCGTCAAAGCATCGCTTCTGCGTACCCGGCTCGACGTAGGGCGTAACGTCCACGCCGTCGAAGATGTTTCCACGGAACAGGTCGGGATAACCGGCCTTGATGATGCCATCGGCCATAGAATCGTCGCGCTTGACGAGCTTGCCGAAGATATGACCCTCAACGGCGGGGTCTTCGGTCTTCTCGTCCACGAAGTAAGAGCGCCCGTTGGCATCCTCGACCATCGCAATATGGTTCCAAATGGTGTTGCCGTTGGCGTAGATAATGCAGCCCTTCGGCGCGGGGTTGCCGTAGGTGTAGAGCATGCCCAGAAGCTTGGTGATATCAGCCTTCTTCAGGGTGCCAGCGGTGGCGCAGTTAATCTTGTTGCCGGAATCCATGCCAAGCGTGGTGTCAACCGTCTTGGCGTGGACACGCGCGTTGGCGGCGACGGCAAGGCGCGCGCCAGTCTCGTTGACGATGTACTGCTCAAAGCCGCTGATAGACTGAACCGCCATCTTGCGGCTCATCTTGACGGTCTTCTTGATCTCCTCGCCCGTAAGGGTGATGGTGTCGAACTCGTTCTGCTCCTCATCGGTGGGCGCTGCGCCCTCATCGGTCTTCGCCGCGTCGCCAGCCGTGATGCTCTTATGGCGGATAAGCTCGAACTGATGCGGGAAGTTGTCCTTGTGAATGTCGCCGTAGAGAACAGCCGTGTTGTCAATCAGCGTGATAATCTGCGTCTGAAGCTCGACGGGGATAACCGCATCGGTGTTGCTGGTCAGATGCGTAAACGCCGTGCGCTGCTCGATAAGGTGGTTGTACGCGTCGCGCTCAACCTGCGTAAGCTCGGTGCCACCGATGAGCTGCACGCCGGAACGGCTGGCAATGTCCTTCACCCACGCGCGGCGGGCGGCGGCGTTGTAGTCGGTGGTGTCGCGCACCTGCGGAAGGGCACCGCGAGCGCTCGCGGAAGTCCCCAGCGGCACGGAATCGACACGGCGGGCGGTGCCGTTCTCGATAGCGGCGCGCGCGGCTGCAACGGTCGCGGTGTGGCTGTCGCGGCGCTGAGCGGCGGCGGCGTTGCGATTCTCGATCTCGGCGGTAAGCGCGCTCATGCGCTCTGCGTCCTGCTCGGTCGGCTCGGTGTCGGTGCCGTCATCGGCCTTGTACTTATCGACAAGACCCTGAAGCTCGTTAAGCAGGTCATCCATAGTCATTTCGTCCATTGTTCTAAACCTTTCTGCTCTTGGCGATTGCCAGTGTCGCCCTCGCAACGGCAAGGGCACTCTTACGGCGCGCAAGCTCCTTGCGCGACTGCTCAATCGCTCCGTTGAGCAGGTTTCTTGCTGATATCTCGGTGTTCGGGTCAGCCGGAAGGCTGACGGCGGACACGTCGAAAACCTTTTTGACGCGCGTAATGGTCGTGGTATGCGTCTCGCGGTCGTATTCGTCTGCCGCTACCGTGAAAGCCCATGACATGCGCGTGATAAGACCGGCCTTTATCTCTTCGAAGAGATCGCGCGCGCCCTGAGAGCGCGACAGGTCGGCGGCGATGAAAAGCCCGTGCTCGTCCGGCTCCACAATGAGCGTCCCGTTGCTCATGCGGGCGTACACTCTGCCCGCATGGTCGAACTGAAGGATAACGTCGCTCATGTCAGCTTCGCGGAAGGCATCGGGGCTGATAACCTCGATGTATTTTATGCCGTCGAAATCCTCGAACAGAACGTATGGGTCGTTGAAAGTAGAAGCGTAGCCCTCAACGTAGTATTCCGTGTCGAAACGCTTCTTGGTTGCGCCGTCAGCCGCCCGCACGTTGAGCGGCACGGCAAGGGAACGGTATTGCCGCTCACTCGGTTTCGCTGGCATCGTCTACCTCCTTCTTGTCGCCGTAGCCGCTGCTCGCGTCGATTGCGGCTATGTTCGCGTTCGTCTCTGCGGCTTGCGCCGCCTGTTCCGCCGTATGTTCGCTGATAAGTTCTAGGTCGATGTACTCGCCGCGTATCACGTGGCGCTCTCCGCCCTCGTAGTGCGGGGATTGGAAAACATCGGCTACCTGATTGCCGTTCCAGATACCACGGTCGAAAAGCGCGACGGAAACGTTAAGCTTCGTCGTGTTGCTGGCGAACTCTAGGCGGTTCGCGCTGAACATGATTGAGTTTCCGTGCGCGATCTCGTTTGCCGTGTACGTCATGGACGTGATAACGAAGCCGAGCTGAACAGCGAACGGCTCGATGCGTCCTTCGTAGTAGCTGTTGAAGGTGTCTTCGTCCGCGCGGTTCGTGACGATATCCTCATTGGAGCCGAAGAAGCGGTAAGCGCTCTTCTCGATTCGCTCCATCTGCGCCGCATCGACCGTGTAACTGTTCGGCGTTATCTGCTGCACGTCTGAAAACAGCTTGTCATATACGGCGATGCCGCCCGCGTTGTCTGCGGAAAGCTGAGCGTTGAACGCCTTGCGCGCCTTCTCTTGGTCGCCCTCGTTGCGGTTCTGGCTGAGCTTGCCGATGAACCGCACCGCCGCGCCCTGATTGATAGCCGACTGCTCGGCTTCGTTCTGCGCGTGCATCAGCTCCAACGTCGGCTGAAGAACGTTCGTGCCGTCGCCGAACAAATCGCTTTGGTACTGGTGGCGCGTCATAACGCCCACGCGCGACCACTCTACAAGCACGCTGTCGCCGGTCGGAAACGTGAGCTTCAGCCAAAGCTCGCCGTCAACGTCGTATGCCTCGCACTGGCTTGGAAGAACGGGGTAATAGCCCGTTATAGTGGTGCCGTCTCCCGCGTCTATCGGGATGATGAGCGCCGTGTCGTTCACCTGAAGAATCGTCCAAACGCGCTTGATGAACTGCGGCGTTGTCATCCAAGGGTTAGGTTGCTGTCGCAGCGCTCGCGCAGCCGTCGGCTGAGCCGTGCCCGATACTTCGGGCTTCAGCTTGCTTGCGTGGTCTGCGCCGCTCTCGATGATGCTGCGCGTAAGCTCGGCTTCGTAAAGACCGCCCTGCCATGTCGTGAACGACGGCGCATAGGCCGTGAACGTGCTGAAGTAGCCGTTGACCGCTTGCATCTGCGGACGGTGGAACACCGCATCGAAGAGCGAGCGCACGAACGGTTGTGATCTGCTCAACTCTAACCTCCTATCATCGCGCGGTAATCGTCCGCAATGTTCTTCATCGCAATGAACGCGTCGCACTCAGCCGCCCACGCGTCTATGCGGTTGCGCGGGTCTTGGTTCTTCTTGTCCGGCTGAATGTTTCCGTTCACGTCGGTTCGAATGGCGACGTTCGAACGGCACCATTCGGCAATCGGGTTGGCGTTGTCCACGATGCGCCCTTCCTTGTAGAGCGCTCGAAGCTCCTTCATCGGCATTGACAGCGTTTGCGCGCCCTGAATGACCTTTTGCAGGTTGTCAGCGCCGAAATAGTCTTCGTATGCTTCCACGGTCGGCACGTCGCGCATGTGCCACGGGTCGTAGCCGCAAGAGACGGCATAGATGCCGTACTTGTCCTGCACTTCAGCCACCCAATCCAGAACGTCGCGCTTGTCCATGATGGGCGTTTCGCACGTCCGCATAAGCCCGCGCGCAATCCACGCGTCATAGGGCACGCCGTCGCGCACACCTCGCCGCCCCTCCTTCTCCGCTTGCTCCAACGCGCGAAGCGGAATCCACGCCATGTGCAGCGCGTAGAAGTTCGGATCGTTAGGCCGCTGCATGAGAAGGCAAGCGGCGGTAAGGTCGGTCGTGTCCGCAGCGTCAACGCCGAGCACGGCATACGTAAACGTTCCGTCGCCGGGGTCGAAAGTGGCTTCGTTGTGAATCTCAGACCACGTAAGCCAAGCCTGAGACTGGTTTTCAATGAGGTTGAAGTCCTTAACTAGCAGAGTGGGAAGGTATGTCGCATCGTCCTTCGCCTTAGAAACGTTCTGGCGAAGCGCCGACAGCGATTTGATGGTGCCAAGGCCGGGGTTAGCCTTAACCCAAGCGCCTTCGTCCTGCCATTCCTCGCGCTCGTCAAGCTCGAAGATGAACGCTATGAAGCGCTCTGCCTTCTCGCCTGTCGCCTTACCGTCAAGCCATTTTGTCGCGTACTCGTATTGGGCATCGAAGATGCCGTTTCGCACGAAACCGTTAGTCGTGATCTCCAACACGAGCGGTTGGCGGCGCGCAGATGTTCCCTGCATCGTCAGGTCGTAAAGGTCGCGGTTCTTCATCGCGGCCAGCTCGTCAACGATAGCGCCGGAAATATCCAGACCGTCTAGGTGGTTCGTGTTGGCGCTCAGCGCCTTGATGGTGCCCATGTTCAGATCGCAGTAAAGGTCTGACACGCGCTTTCTTATGTGCTTCGCCAGCGCGGGGCTTGTGAGCACCATACGCCACGCGTTGTTGAATCCCTTTGCCGCCTGATCGTGGGCGGTGGCGACGTTGTATACCTCCGGCGCGCCCTCATCGTCGTTCACGAGCAAGTCAAGCTCTATCGCAGACGCAAGCGCGGTCTTTCCGTTCTTGCGCCCCATAATCCAGAGCACTTCGCGGTATTGCCGCACGCCCTCGGCATCAACGAAGCCGAAGACAACCGACAGAATGGCGCGTTGGAAAAGCTCTAGCTTGAAATCGTGCCCTAAGCGCCCGGACGGTAGGCGGCAGAAGCTTTCGATGAACCGAACGTGCTTCTGCGCGAACTCTTCGCGGTAGTGGTACGGATAGAGCTGGTCGGTGTTGTCCATGTCGCGCAGGACATGAGCGGCAACCTGCTTCATCTTCTCGCACGCTATAATCTCGCCGCTCAGTATGCCGCCGAAGTATTCGCGTATCGCTCGCTCGCACGAGCCGCCCTTAGACTTCGCCCTAGCCGTACCGCGTTTCATTGATGAAGTCAATGAGCGCGTCGGCAGCGGCGGTGCCGTTCGGCATCATGTCGGTAAGCTGCTTCACGCCGCGCGAAAACGTAGTGAACAGCTTGTTGTATGCACTGAATCCGGGGTGCTCGCGAAGCCCGGTTTGCCCGCCGCCGTTGTCATACTCGGTGAAGATATTTTCGTAGAGCAGATCGGCGCGGGCATCGTCAAGCTTGACTTTCAGAAAAGCGAGGTTCGCAAGCAGCGGCATGACGGTTTTTCGCTTCTCATCGGGGATAGCGCCCTTGGTGATCTCGCGCAGCTTTCGAAGCTCGCTCTCTACGCGCTTCTCCTTGGCAACTCTCCGCTTCGGCGGGCTATTCCCCGCGACTGCGGGCGAAACTTTCGAAGTATTGCCTACTTTTGCCGTCATCGCAAGACCACCCCCTTTCGAAAATCCGTCACGCGCAAGAAATTACCTCCCGGCGTTGGTGCCCTAGGCACCACCTGCGTTTTGCAGACCGGGGGGATTGTCTCGCGGGTTTACCTGCGGTTTTGCGTCCGCTTTCTCGCGGTCGCCCTGTGTTGTGTTGCGTTTTTGAATCAATCGCCAAGCGATATCAAATTGCCGTCGCTGTCGAAGGCCAGCCCTTGCCTTGTCGAACCTTGCCTTATCCAACCATGCACCTTCTTATGGCATCGGTCGCATAGGCTAACAAGATTGCTTGGGTCGGTCGCAATGCTTGGGTCGCTGATGTTCGCTGGCGTAAGCTCGATGATGTGATGCACCATGACAGCGGGCGTGATCTCTCCTTGCTGCAAGCAGTGCTGGCATAGGTGAGCGTCACGCGTCAATGCCGCGTCTCTGGCGCGTTCCCAGTCGGCGGATGCGTAGAATGCGCGCGAGAAGTCCTTAGCCATGCGCACCCCCTGAGATATGGCGGAGCGTGTAGGATTCGAACCTACGGGCGACAGTGCGCCACACGGTTAGCAACCGTGCGCAATAAGCCACTCTGCCAACGCTCCAAACAAAAAGGCCACGAGCGCAATTGCCCGTGGCCTTACTACCTAATCCACCGTACCGAACTTTAGCATAAGTAGGGAACTGAAGGGAACACCCATTTTTCAGGCGTTCTTGATGTGCGCCCAACCTACGCGGTCGATGAACTCAAACCCAACTTCGCAGAGCTTGCGGCACCACTTCTGCGAACACTGCATGATCTCCGCAATCTCGCCCCATGTCTCGGCTTGGCAGTAGTACATGCAGATTGCGTCGGCGTAGTGCGTGCCCTTCAGCTTAGCCAAGCCGCCGCGCCCATCCGAGCCGTAGAGCACTTCGCACGCTTCGTCTAACGTGCCCTCGGCATCGGCGATGCGCTGCCTAAGCTTGCCCTCAAAGTCGATACGCTGCGACACGGATTCCATCGGGTCGCTAACGTCTCCGCCACCTCCGCCCGTCTGGTAGCTCTGAGCCTTCGCGCCCTCGCGCGCCTTCATGCGTTCGAGCATTTCCCGCGCCTTGTCGGTCTTCACCACCTCGGCGCGGATGCCCTCGAAATACTCCTTTGCTTTCAAGATCGCGTCACCTACTCAACGCCAGTGCTTCCAAATCCGCCAGCTCCGCGCTCGGTGTCGCTCAGCTCATCGACCGGCACGAGATCGCACGGCACATAGGGCATAACAACAAGCTGGCATACGCGCGTACCCGCTTCGAGCGTCACCGTCTCGTAGCTCTGGTTGATGAGCGCCGCGCACACCTCGCCGCGATAGCCGCTGTCGATAACGCCAACGCTGTTCGAAAGCGTGATGCCCTGCTTTGCCGCAAGGCCGCTGCGCGGGAACACCAGCCCCACGCAACCGCTCGGAATCTCGACGGCAAGGCCGCAACCGACAACGCACTTCTGCATCGGTTCGAGCGTGACAGTCTCGGTAATGCGAAGGTCAAGCCCAGCATCGCCCTCATGCGCATAGCGCGGCATCTCGATTCCCTCATTGACCTTCTTAGCGCGAAGCTTCCTGCCAATCATTAGCGCACCCCCAGAACATGACGCGTGACGCGCACGCTTCCAGCCTTAACCCACTTGCCGCCGTAAGTCTGACCCTTCGGGCGGATAACAACCTTGTTTCGGTGGCTCATCGCGACAACCTGATATTCGCTGCCCTCATGCTCCACCGTGTCATTGAGAAAAACGAGCTTACCCGCCGAATCGACCGGGAACGAAGCGGCGCTGGCGTATGCCGCGACCTCCGGCACGAGCACGACATAAACGGGCTGCTTGATCTCTGCGCCCTTCTTCTTGATTCCGAACATCCTTCTTCCTCCTAAAACGGTATGTCATCGTCGTAAAGGTCTGGCGCTGCCGGTTGTGCTGGCGCAACGGGCGATGGGTCGCCGGTAGCCATCGCAAGGCCGGGCGCGGCTGCGTTCGCTGATGCCGTCGATTGCGCATCGCGCTTGTACTGCATCAGCTCCACATCATCAACGCGAACTTCCCAACGCTTGATGCTCTGGCCGTCCTTCTGGTAGCTTCGCGTGTGGATGCGTCCGAGAAGCGAAATCTTGGTGCCCTTGCGAAGCCACGGCGCGAGCGCTTCGGCACGCTTGCCGAACATGACGCAATCAGGCCAGTTCGTGTATTCGCCCCACGTTCCGTCTCCGTTCGGCGTGCGCTCATTTACTGCAAGAGAGAACGAAACGACGGGGTTTCCGCTCTTCGTATAGCGCAGCTCGGCATCTGCGCCGAGATTGCCCGAAAGCGTGATCTTGTTTAGGCTCACTTCGCACCCCCGAACAGCTCGGCAAGCGCCGCGCGCTGGTTTGCCCCAAGTCCCTTGATGCGCCTAGATTCGGCGATGTGCAGCCGCTTCATGGTCTGCTGCGTGCGGGCGAAACCGTAGCCCGGTGCGGCCTTAATGAGCGTGAAAACCTTCATCCGCGAAACGGTCTCGTCTTCGAGCGCCATGTTGAGAACGTCAACGACGCTGTAAGAGCCGTCGGCAACGCTTTTCAGGATTGCAGCCCTGCGCTGGCGCGCAGCCTTTGCCTTTTCGAGGTTTTCGCGGCGCTGCTCAGTTGTCAGATTCGGAATCATCTTCGTAGCCTTCCTTCTCGTAGGTGATGTACTCGGTGCCGTGCGTCAGGGTGACGGGCGGCGTGTAGTCCTTCATGGCATCGTCAACGCTCTGCGTCATGAGCTTGCGTTTGAGCCGTGCCCAGTCATCGTCGTTAAGCTCAATGGTCTTCATCGCACCTCATTTCTTCGTGACGCGGTAGGTGCCGGAAACCCTAATCGCCTTCAGTGACTTCAAGACGTGCTCTGCGTGCTCCTTGCCAACGATGGTCAGCGTTTGGGCGGGAATCGTGATCTCATAGACCGTCTGCGCTTCCTGCTTATCGCGCTCCCACATCCGCTTCAGGGCGGCTTCGGTCTTAGCCAACGTCGCTTGCATTTCCTTGCTCAGCTTCGGCGCGTCAGGCTTGAAATCGAACGTTTGCGGCTCCACTGGCACCCTCCCTTCTCACGATTGCCTGATAATTACTTCTTATCTGTCACGGGCGGTCTTAACCCGTGCCGAAAGCGGCGGTTTATCTCGCGTTTCGTCCTCGGTCGCCGCGATGCCCGAAAACGGCGTTTTGGTTCACCTTTGGCACACCTCCTAACCCGCCGCACGGCGCTTCGCTTCGCTGAAGAGCTGAGCCGCCGCCGCGTCTCGTCCGGGCATCAGGTGGCCGTAGATTCGAAGCGTCGTTGCTTCGTCCGCGTGCCCCATGCGCTCCGATAGCGTCTTCAGGTCGCAGCCGTTGGCGATGAGCCACGAAGCGTGCGTGTGCCGCAGGCTGTGAAACGTGATCTCTCGCGGCAGTCCGCATGCGTCGCGTATGCGGCTGAAAGCCCGTGAAATCGTCGTTGGGCGCATGTAAGAGCCGTCTAGCGTCACCAGTGGGCAATCAGCGCCCAAGCGCCCCAGAACGTCGCCCTGAAGCTTCGTGAAGGCATCAATGACCGCGATATCGTCTTGCGTGAGCGCGATGTTGCGGCACTTGCGGCCTTTGGTCACGTTGCGGCGATAAGGCTTCTTGCCTTTGCCCTCAATGACATTGCCGCCGACGTGGACGTAAGACAGGGCGCGCTTAACGTCGATGCGCTGCACCGCGCAGACCTCGCCAACGCGCATTCCGGTAACGAGCGACAGCCACGAAGCGAAGGCGTAGACGGCGGCGCGGTAATCGGCTCTCGTCTCGACCTCCTTGCTAAGCGCGCCCTCTAGCTTCCCGTTGAAGCCCTCGAAGTCCCATTCGGTTAGCGCCGAAGCTTCGTGCCGTTCCGGCGATGGTTTGGCGACGTACACCAGCGGGTTGGCGTCGCAAATGCCAGCGTCTACGAAGTGGTTATAAGCGCCGCGCAAGAAGTTGTGGACGTTAATAACGCTGTTGCGGCAAAGACCTTGCCCGCCTTCGTCCTTCGCCATGAGCAAGCGTTGCTCAAAGCGGTTGAAGTCCATAACGCCAAGATCGCGCGCGTTTGCAGTCTTCAGATAACGTGCGACGTAGCGGCAAAACAGCCGATAGCTCTTAATGCTGTTCGGGCTTGCTCCGTTGCGCTCGCGCAGTTGCACGTAGTCTTCGAGCAAATCGGTCAAGCGGGCGCTTCTAACCGTTCCGTCAGCCGTCACGTAAGCCGCCCACGTCTCAGCGAGGGCTTGCGCTTCCTCTTCGGTTGCCGCATTCGGAAACCGCTTGTAAGGGCGAATCGCCTTGCCGTCGATGCTGCGCCCAAGGTACAACCGGCACTCGAAAACGCCATCTGCACCGCGCTTGACCTTAACGCCCATCATGACCACTCGCAGTTTTCACGAATCCGCGAAGGGCAGTTATCGTCGTGGCAGTCCGCGCAATCCAACGGCTCTTTCCTGATGTTGAACTCAACGATTCGGTACTTCAGAGATAATCGGATGAGCAGCAGCAGAGCATGAGCAAGCGAGTTGGTAAATTGACCGTCCCAGAACGGGCAAAGTCCGCTCATCGCGCCGCGAACCTCGTACTTGCCGCCCATGCTACTTGCCAACCTTCATGAACGCGCGCATAACGCAGGTGAGCGCGAACACGACGAACACGGCAAAGGCGATAAGCCCGAAACCAGCGCCGAAGAACACGCCAACCGCGATGCTCACAACGAGCGCCAGAATGGAAAACAAGACGATTGCGGCGCATCCGTATGCGCCCTGCTCGATCTCTCTATCTTCTTTCAGCATGTGAAACCTCCTAAAACGTGAGCGCTATAAGCGCGAGAAACACTAGGAACAGCGCGATTGCCAAAAGCGCTTGATAAGCCCAGTAACAGACGCACCAGAACGCGGCTACGGTAGCTGCGGTGGCAACGGCGCAAAGTACGATCTGGTAGCGCTTCACTTCTTGCCTTCCGTCTCGGAAATCAGGTAGTCGATGCACTGCTTGCACTTCTGCAAGTCCTGAACGCCGTTCTTGCGCCGCCAGCGCCAAAGGTATTTGAATGCGCAGCCCCACCAGTAGGCCGATTGGGCGCGCAAGGCGTACTCCTCGCCGCTCATCATCGAGCGCATAGCGTCCATGCACTCAATCTGGCCGTCGCCCGCGTAGTGGTCGGGATGCTCCACGGCATCACCGCGCGAAAGCTCGCCAAGGCTCTTCGCGTGCTTCGTCTCAATCATCGGTAGGTAACTCCAATCATCCACTCACAAACCCACTTGTGAAACGCTCTGAGAAATGGCTGAACGTTCGTGTCATCAGCCCAGCCCGCAATGCCTATGAATCCGTCTTCGTTGAACGAGATAGCTTCACGGCCTGAGAAGTAGAAGCCGCTAACGCGCAAAAACGCGCTTTTGATGCCTTTACCGCCATCGGCAAGGTTGATTTGCGGCTGGTACTTCTTGCGATAGCACGGGTGCATTTCCATGTGCTCGCCGTTGCGCTCATGATGCGCGTACTCGATTGCAAGGAATCCTTCGAGCGCTCGAATGTCGTTCGTCGTGATCTGCTCATAGGAAAGCTTGCTTGCGAACAGCTCGCGCGCGCCGTCGCGTGTTGTTGGTGCAATCATGCTTTCACCCCCAGTTCGCCCGATTGTGGAAAACTCTGTTGAAAACCTGCGGAAAGCCGTTTTGCTGGCGCTCGAATTAGCCGCACAAAACAAGACCGCAAAGAGAAGAAGCAAGAGAAAGAACCTTGCTTGTAAGGTTGACTAACAAGCAAGTACGGTGGGTTTTGGTTTTGGTTCAAGGAACCAAAACCCACCTTGTCTTGTTTTGTTTTGTTTTGTTTTATGGTTAGGCGACCATTTGCGAGTGGGTTTAGCACACCTAAAACCACTGGTTTTGCCTTGGGTTTGGCAAACATGCTTTTACACCTCCTGACCTGCTGAATTGTTGTTCTGTGAGTTCTTGCGCGGTCTTCCGCCCTTGCGCCCGTTGGCACGTTGGCGACCGAAATAAAGCGCGTTTTTGAGCATGCGAAAGTTCGTCAAGAAGCCGTCTTCGTCGCGTTCGAGAAGCCCTATATCCAACAGCTCTTCGACAAAGGATTTGCAATCTTCAATCGCCATGTACTCATCGAACGCGCCAGACTGTCCGAAGCCCAGAACGCCCGCGAGAATAAGCGCGTCTTCCTCCGTCTCGAAAGCGATACGGTGCCCCTTGGTAGCCGCCAGATACTCGCAGAGCCGCCACCAGCGCCCGTAGCCGTCATATCCCCGGCGATGAATGAGACGTTGGCACTTCACGTCTTGCGAAGCGTTGGAATCGTGCGAGAAGAAGGCCATAGGCTCTTGCGCAGCGGTCGTTTCCTCCCTTGTAGGCATGTAGTCACCTCCTAACCGTCTTTCTCGTCGCCGAACTCGCACGCCTTGCCGCGTTGGTGCCATCCGCTCCATACGCAGCGCCCTATCTCCCGGCAGTTCGTCCAAATGTCGCGCCCGCGAAACGTGCAGCAGGTCTTGCCCTTCCAGCGCAGCGTTTCGAACTCGCATGCTTCGGGGTCTGGCATCGGCGGTTCGCCGAAATCGAGCGGCAACGCTTCCTGCGCGCTATTCCGTCTCATCGCTCGAAATGTCGTAGGCGATAGAGCTGCCAACGTAGGTGAGCAGCTTTTGCATGTTCTTAACGGCGCTAGGCTCAGGCTTCGCGTCCTCTTCAAGCAGCGTGTCAACCCATGCGAGGGTGCCGCGAACGATTGCGAGCGTTGCGCCCATATCAACGTCGAAGCCCTCGCCGGTCTTGGGATTGATAAGCGATATGCTGCCGTTGAGGGCGAAGGTGCCAGCGCCAACCTTGGCGATAGTCTCGGTGATCTCTTTACGCTTCATCTTTCTTCTCCTTGTCGAACATGGACGTTCTAAGCTCGATGCGCATTTCCGGGTGCCGCTCTAGCAGCCATCGCGCGAGCAAAGAACTGTCGCTGTTATTGATTCCGTAGGTGTGTTCGTTGCCCTGATCGTCAACGAATGGAACGCCAACGAGCTTCACGGTGCCTTCGTAGCGCTGCTTCTCAATGAGGTACTTAGTTGAGACGCGAAGCCCGCGAGCGTCGATTGCGAGCGCCGTAAGCTCGATTTCGCGCAGCGCCTTCGGGTTCTTCTCGCACCACTCCTTGAACAGGTAGCGCCTGTCGGCGACCTTTAGCGGCATCGAGTAGACGCGCTGGCGCTCTTCGCGCATGACGGCTTCGAGCGGGCGCGCGTAGTTATCGGCGTCCATGCGGGCACCTCGATTCGCGCACGATGATGCGCCGCAGCTCTTCTTCGGCTTCCTCCTTGGTCGCCGAGTGCGGAACGGGTAGAACTACGCGCCTGTAGAGCGCGACAACCCCGCTGTTCTCCGGCGTGTAATTCGTTTCCTCGATGTGAGCCATCCAGAAGCCGCATTCTCCGCGATAGACGTATGCCTTCATGACCACATCACGCGCCAGAGAGCGCGCCCAACCACGACGTAGAGCGGAACGAGAAGCCACCAGCCCACGCTTTCGCATAGCCAGAGCAGCGCATTGCATGCGAGAGCCGGGATGATTCCCGACATGGTGAGAGCCGCAAGCGCATACAATCCCCAGCGCTTCCAGCGCGGCATGCGCGCTATACTGTCTTCTGTCAATTGGTAAGCCCCATTTGACGCGCCCGTTCGGTGCTGCAACACCGGGCGGGCATCCTTCTTCGCAGCAACCACGCGATAACGAGAGCCGTAATCTCGCGGTAGAACTGACGTTGTGCGGCATCTAGGCCGCACGGTTCGTGCATCCGTAAAACCACCCCCAAAACCACCGGTTCTAATGTCGGTTTTCATTCTTGGAAACCTCCGTTTTCTTGACGGGTTCCGCAATGCTCTTTCCCATCCAGAAGCCCAGCGCGCCGATTCCGAAGAGCCAGACAATGAACGTCGGAACTCCCATCGGGCTTAGCAGGGCAATGACGATAAGAGCGATGCCAAGAGCGAGCATTTCTAACCAACCTTCGGGAATGCGCAGAGATCGTTAGGCGTACAGCCCAACGCATCCGCAAGCTTGCAAGCAGTTTCGAGAAGAGGAACGGTTTCACCGCGCAGATATTGGCGAACCGAATCAACCGAAACGCCGGATTTGTCAGAAAGCTGCTCAGCCGTCATATCGGCTTCAGCCATAAGAACGCGGAGCCGCTTCCTGACTACCTCTTTGAACTCAGGCATTTGCATACCTCCTTTCACGAACGTGATTCACATTGACAATGCATGACTATAAACGTGATTCTCATTCTATGCAAGCGTCTTTTCCGTTTTTTATTGATTGAACTACGTGAATCACGTAGAATTGTCCTCATCGAAAGGAGGGGGAGCATGTATAAGCTTCAACTCAAAGAACTGAGAAGGCGAGCCGGTTTTAAGACCCAGAAGGAAATCGCCGACAGACTTGGCATTAAAGAACGAAAATACGCAACGTGGGAGCGAGAAAAGGTCGCGCTTACACTAGAAGACGCGTATAACCTTGCAATCGTTCTTGGGTGCACGCCTAATGACATTTGCGGCTGGTACGAAGACCACCCGCGAGAAGACGGCGGCGAGCGCTTAACGTCTGAAGAGCGCGAAATAGTAGGTTGCTACCGAGAAAGCACGCCGCAATGGCGGCAGAACATAGCCATGACTGCCCGCGCTGCTGCGGGTGAATCAAAGAGACTGCCAAACGTGGTGTATCTGCCACCGAAAAGCGGGCGGCGATGTAGGAATGATTGACCTACTGAACGCCCTTCTGCAATGGCTAAACCCAGTGTGGGTAGTTGAGCAGTTCAGAGACGGTGACGGGTTTCCCTTCATGTTGTGGACGGCGATTGCCGCAACCGCTGGTTTTGCATTGGGTTTCTTCGTCAACAAGAAGCTTGCTGGTTGGGTTCCGAAACGCACCATAGCCAAGGGCTTTTCGCCTGAGATAAAACAAGCTGCCTTGGAATCGCTCGATTCGCCGGGGTCGGTTGTCATCGGCGATAAGTTCGAAGCGCTAGTGTCGTTCGTAAGATCGCGAAGCGGCGTGTTCTCGTTCGCATACCCGATTGATGAGGTCGGAGACGCTGACAAATACCAGCTTACGGACGAATGGAGAGCGTACCTAAGCAAGCATCGAAGGTACCTTCAATGAATCCTGGCATCGCCAGGGCGAAAACAGGCAGTTTATCGCTTAGCTTCAAAGCTGTGAACTGGTGTTATTCGGTTTTAGTTGTGTTGGGAAGTGGTGAAAAACGGCAACATAAAGTGCTGCTTTCAGAGAGAAACCCCGCGCGGGAACTTGGCGGAACGCGCGCGGGGCTGGTCAAGAAGCAGAGCGCTTTACCGCGCTCGCTCTAAGGGGTGATTTTAGCATGGTAAAGAACCGCGCCGCCATATATGCGCGCTTCAGCTCGCACAATCAGCGCTCAGAGAGCATAGAGATACAAGTTGAGAACTCGCGTGCATACTGCGAGCGCGAGGGATTGCAGGTCGTGCGCGAATACTGCGACTATGCGCAGACGGGGCGCAACATCGACCGTGCAGAGTTCCAGCGAATGATGAGCGATGCGCGACACGGCCTGTTTGACTACGTAGTGATCTACAAGGTTACGCGCATCATGCGCAACCGAGACGAAATGTCGCTTGCCCGCATTATGCTTCGCAAGGCTGGCGTAGAAATCCTATACGCTGGCGAAGACATTTCCAGCGGGTCAAGCGGCGTGTTGCAGCTCGGCATGCTCGAAGTTCTCGCCGAGTATGAGAGCGCGCTTGATAGCGAGCGAATTAGAGACGGTATCCAGAAGAACGCCGAACGCTGCATGGCGAACGGGCGCACTCTGTACGGGTGGGATATCGTAGAAGGTCGCTACGTCATCAACGAGCGTGAAGCATCGGTGCTTCGCAGGATGAAGAACATGTTGTTTGCCGGTAGCTCTGTCGCCGATATCGTACGCGCCGTGAGCGCTGAGCGAAGCAAGCGTGGTGCCAAGTTCAATCAGGATACCGTCACGAAGCTTCTAAAGCGCGTCCAGAACGCGGGTGTATACAAGTACGCCGGTCATGAAGTGCCGGACGGGATGCCCGCCATCTGGTCGCAGGCCGAACAAGATATGATAGACAACATCCTTGGCGACCGTCACAAGCCGCGCCGCAAGATCAACTCAACGCTAGAGTTCCCGTTGTCCGGTAAGCTCTACTGCGCAAAGTGCGGCGCTCCAATGGCGGGAACAAGCGGCACGTCATGCACTGGCGCGACGTATCACTACTACAAGTGCCGGAAGTGCCGCCGAACCGTGCGGCGTGATCTCGTAGAAGACGTTGTTTGTGATATGACCCTGCAAGCCGTTGCGCGCGAAGACGTTAGGCAGCGCATAGCAAGCGGCATGGTGACGTTTCAAGCCGAGCAACCGAAAGAGCAATCGAGAAGCTACGCGATAAAGAAGGAACTGAAGCGGATTGACCGCACCTTTGAGCGCATCTGGCAAGCGATAGAAGACGGCATCGCTCCGCCCGGTGGCAGAGAGCGCACCGAAGAGCTGAAGCAGCGCAAGAGCGAGCTTGAAGCAGAGCTGCGCATTGCAGAGAGAGAAGAAGCGTTCAACATCGGCGTTGACGAACTCATGCTGTGGCTCGATGATGCGGCGGAAAACCTAACGCCAGAAGTGATCTTAGGCACCTTCGTTCGATTCGTTGAAATCGACGGGAAGACGCTAAACGTCTACTTTGCTTTTGACCACTACGGCGATGATTTCAGGCCGAAACAGAAAAAGGCCGAACCATGCCCCGAAGGGCATAGTTCGACCAATTATCCTATGGTGGAGCTTATGAGAAAAACGGCGAACTCCACCAGTACCGCCAACCGCGCAGCTATCCAGCTTGATACTTGCATCGTTAGAGTATCGAAAAACTGGTTTGTTGTCGTTGGCACGTGTCAAAAATAGCAATTTCTGGTGTTTGCAAAACACCAGATTGGCGGCTTGCTGTAAGCCCGTCTAACGCCAGAAAGCGGGGCACCCCTTGTCAGGGTACCCCGCTTGAACGCTAATAAGAAAGCTTCTGGCCGGGGTAGATCGTATAAGGTGCCCCAATGCCGTTCTTGCTTGCGATGGTGTGCCAGTCGATGCCGAGCGAAGCGCCAATCTCGCTGAGCGTGTCGCCGCTCTTGACGGTGTAGACGCGCGAAGCGCCAACGCCCGCCCTCTGGTTGACGATTGCCTGAACTTCGCTGAAGCGGTCGCCAAGAACGTCGCTGCGCGTCGGAACAACGCCGAACATTCCGCGTTCCACATCGTCTGCGAGCTGAGAAGCGGAAGCGCCGTCAATGTAGTTGATGAGGTCTTGCACCTCTTGGTAACGGTCGCCGAGCTTTTCGCGGCGCTCATCGTCAACGCCGTACTCGCCGCGCATGACCGCTGCCGCAAGGTCAAGCGTCGTGCCCTCCGGCGAAGGCTCGGCGACCTCTGCGGGCGGAACGTCGGGCGCTGCCGCGCCGGACGGGTTGGCGAACTTGCCCCACGCTTCGCGCGTCATGTAGGCGATATCGAGATCAAGCGGCGCGTTGAAGCCATCGAGACGGCCATTCGAAGTGTACTGGTGGATTGCGCAGCTACCCCAAGCGCCGAAGCCGCCATCGGGAAGCCACGGCGAAGACTGGTAGCCGGTGCGGTTGTTGTTGGCGTATTGCGCAACCCAAAGCGCATGATTCGGTGCAATCTTCGACCAATCTTCTTCGGTGCAAACGCTGCGGCTCATGTAGACGATGCAGCGAACGCCGGTCTGATCGTAGACGTAATCGAGGAACCGCTTTGCCTTGTCGGTTCCGATGCGCCCGTACATCTCATAATCGAGAACGGGAATGCCGTTGCCGAAGTAGTTACGGCAGCTTGCGACGAAATGCTTAGCCTGAGCGATGGGGTCTTCTCCGTTCATGAAGTGATAGAAGCCCCAGAGCTTGCCGAGCTTGATAGCCTGCTGAATCCACGGATCGCAGGTGTTGTGAACGATGGTAGTTCCCTCGGTCGCCTTGCAGATAACGAAATCGCAAGGCACCTGCGCAAGGTCAAGCCCTCGCTGGTAGTTAGAAATATCAATGCCGTTGAGTGCCATAGAAACCACCTCTGATGCAGTAGAAGTAATGAAAATCGACCTGCTCTAGCTCTTCGAGCGTGAAGGCGCGAGCTGAGTTCCCGGCGCTCGCCGGGTCGCGTATCCAGTAGCCGTCATCGTCGGCGCGCCAGATAAGCACGACGTGCCCGCCGTAGTCCCTATCGCCGAGCATTCCACTCATGCCAGCGAAGGCAAGCCACCCATCAGACACGTTTTGAAGGACGGGTGCGAGATCGTAAGAAATCGACGTGCTCTCGATGCCGTATTCCGGGTAATGCTCGGCAATCCACGTGCAGAACTTGCCGGGGTCGTTCACGCCATCTGTAAGGCAGGTGTCGCCCACAAACGATGCGAGCGTGAGCGGCGTAATGTCCTGAAGCGTCATGTATTTGACAGCCATAGCCGCGCATGTAAGGCCGCAGCCGTGGTCGCCGATGGTGCCGTCCGCATAGGGTATGTAGTCCCATTGCGGGTCTGTCTGAAGCCATAGCGGCATGCTGTTACCCTCGGCAATCGGTCTATCGACAACGATTGCTAGGCGGTCTTCCTCAGCCGCCGCGTAGCCCTCTTCGCGTGCTTCAGCGAGCGCGCCCGCGTCGCTCTCGATGTGGCCGACGATGAGCCATCCGCAGAAGAGCATTGACGCGAGCGAGCCGGAAAGCACGAGGGCGACAGCCTTTAGCCTACTCATCGCGCTTCGGCTCGGTGTAGGTGAGCGCTTGCGCGGAATCGCCAACGCCCGCCGTGGTCGGGTCGGTCACGATGCCTAGAATCGCGAGCACGGAGAAAAGCGCGTTGATGATCGCGGCCAACTGCTCGTTCAAAACGCCGAAATCCCACTGGTAGCCGAACGGCGCGGCTACCACCTGCACGAGCAGCAGGACGGCGGGAATGAGGGTCAGCCAAAACGTCTTGTTCTTGATTCGTGCGGTGAAGTTAATCATTTCAGTTCTCCTTGTCGTTAGTCGGATGCGTGCGCATCCATAAGCTCTTGCCATAGGTGGGTGCCAACGCCGTTGCCGCCAAGTCCCGCGTACACCTCGTGAACGCTGTTGGCTTGCTCTTTGATATCGAAGGGAACGGGCTTGCCCGTCTGCACGTACTCCGCATGCAGCCTGAAAAGCTCTGACTTCATGAGGGCACGCATGCCCTGAAGCAGCAAATCGTGCTCAGCGTCGAACTTCGCATCGGCCTTGCGCTCTCGCTCCTTGTGCATCTTGACCGCAGCGCCGAGCGCGCCGACAACCGCTGTCATCACGACGGAGAACAGCGCTAGAAATACCTCCGATGCTTCCACGTCAGCCCTCCGTCACCTCTCGCCAAACGGTTTCGGTGCCGACAGCGCCCGGCTCCCAGACGTTGTTAGCAACGAGGGATTCCCAGACCTTGCCGTTGTGCTTGACGCGGGCACCGAGCGGGTAGGGATTCGTAGAATCAGGCTGCACCCATTCGGGCACTTCCTCTGTCGGTGTGTCTGGCGTGCCCGCTTCAAGCACCTTCGCCCAAAGGCTCGGCGCTGCCGTGGGCGACCAATCAGGCTGCGAAGTGTGCGCCTGAAGGCACGTGTAAAGCACGCCCTCGAAGCTCACGCGCTCGCCCTCGGCGTAGGCGTGGCCGTCGCCGTCCCACGCCGCGAAAAGCGCGGGGCACTTCGCCGCCACATCGCTAGAGAGCGACGGCGCTTGACCGTCGAAAATGGCGATGATCGCGCGAAGCTTGCCCTCTTCCTCTTCGGTGAATGCCATGTGTTCCCCTTTCTCTCGCAACAAAAAAGCCCCCGCTAATGCGAGGGCTTCGATACCTTGCTATGTCGGCTTCCTCAGCCGAAAAGCTCCTTGTATAGCGCGTCCATGCGCTTTACCGTCTCGTGCGCGCTAAGGCGCTTCATACTGCCGCGCCACGACTGGTAGGATTGGTTGACCTGCTCGACGGTCATAATCCCTTGGGCGACAAGCGCGGCTTGCTTCTTCAGCTTTCGCCGCTGCCGCGTCACGGAGGAACGGCACGGGCGAACGACAACCTTTCCGCCCTCGCCATATGAAAACCTCTTCTTCAGGAACACGAAGCCGCGCGTAAGCTTCACAACGCGCGTCTTCTTGCGGTTGATGATGATTCCCAGATCGTCGCAGAGCGATTCGATGCGCGAAAGCGCGTCCCAAAGCGTCTGCTTTTCAAGCGCTATGCAATAGCTATCGTCCATGTATCGCCCACTCGCCAAGATGCCCGGAAGGGACAGCATCAGATGGTCAACGGGCGACGGCAGGGCGACGGCTAGAATCTGGTTCGGCTCGCTTCCAAGACCCAAGCCGCGTGAGCCGTGAGCGTCTATCTGGTCGTTCATGACGCGCTTAACGCGCTCATCGTCAATGGCGCGGTCGATAAGGCGCTTGCAAGCGTCGTGGTCGATGTTTGCGAAGTAGTCCGCGAAATCGACCTGCAAGATGTAGCCTTCCGTTCCGTGCTTCCGGTGGTGCTCGACAAGCTGGCGCTTCATGCGTCGAATCGCGTAGTCGGTGCCGCGCCCCTTGACGTTCGCGGTGCATCCCTCGGTGAGGGTAGGCCAGATCGCGGGCGCGAGGGCGTGACGGCTCAAAGACTTCTGTATCACGCGCTCTGAGAAGTGGACAGAGCAGATATGACGAAGCTTGCCGCGCTCGAACAAGTCAAACTCGATGAAGCCGCGCCGGAAGTCAGCGCCCGTGAGAAGGTCACGCCGCGCTCTCATGATGTTTGGAATGACGCGCGCCATATAGCGCTGAACGCTCGATTTCCAGCGCACGCCAGCGGCAGCGCCGTTGGCGGCATCGTATAGGTTATCGAGATCAGCGACGGCTTCAAGCGTGCAGCCATCGATGCGTTTAGCCCGGTTCTCTGCGCGCTTGGCATCGCGCCTTGCGCGCCGCGCAGCCCTGCGCTCTTCAGAGTTCATGAGGGCACCCCGCGCGGCTCGCAATCGGCATCCAGCAGCCGCTTGACGGTTGACCATGAAACGCGGTCGAACGCCGAGAACCGCGCCATGCAAGCAGCGAACGGCAACCGTCGCGGGGTGCATATTTACGGGCTTGCGCCCGATGGTCGCCCCTTCCTTCCTCAAATGCACGGCGTGCGGCGTTTCCGGCCGCACGGTCTGGCAATGCTTGGGAATCACGGCAGCGGGCGCACCCAGTCGTTCGTCGGAGCATTGTTGTTGGCATTGCCGTTGCTGTTGACATTGCACGCGCTAGACGAAGACCCGCCCATGACCGACCGCAGCCACCAATTGACGCGATGATTTCCAAGGGACAACGCGCGAACATTCTACCCCTTTCCAATGAGCTTCACGCCCGCGCGAGCGCCCTTTATGAGCTTTATATCGTTCTCTATGCTCTCTGAGATCTCTTCGAACTTAGCCACCTTGACGGGTAGCTTCATCGCCAGAAGGCATTGCAGGTCTTGGTAAAGCTGGTTTAGGTCTGCCAAGGCAAGCGTCATGTAATGCTTGCGTTCCTCGACGTTCCGCTGTGTGTTCGGGTAGAAGGCATCAGCCTTCACGAGGTTGAACACCACGCTTCGCGCCGTCTCCGCCATGGGGACGGCGAAGATGAAGCGATAGGATTTGGGCACCGCGCCCGAAGTGACAAGCCGCGTCACTTCGTTTCGAATCGAAACCGCAGTGTTGAAATACTCGAACGTGCTTAGGTTGCGGTTCCGCACATATACGCCGCTCAATTTGCAACATCCCCCCCCCTCCGTGATTTTCAAAAAAATACTTCGCCCGCGCTTCGCGCGGGGAAGTATAGGCGCATGCGCAAGGCATGCGCCAGACCTGTACCATGTACGGCTGATTTTATCAGCCTAGGAGGAAGCACGGCAGCGGGCGCACCCAGTCGTTCGTCGGAGCAGTGTAGTAGGCAGTGCCGCTGCTGTGGACAGAGCACGCGCTAGACGAAGACCCGCCCATGACCGACCGCAGCCACCAATCGACGCGATCGCCCACGATGCGGCTTGCGGTGTCCGTGAAGATGGGGAACTGCGAATCAAAGCCGACAGAGTAGCCCTTGCTTCCCCAGACCGGGCACCCGTAAACCTCCATCTCTGAGGGCGACCAAATCTTGCCCAAGTCCGCCCAGCTCCAACCGCTCGCTTCGGTGAGCTTTCCCGAAGACGAATAGCGCTCTTCGAGAAGCACACGCTGCGCGAGAATGGCGCTCTGAAGCGTGGACGGCAGCGCGGGCAAGAAATCGTTGATCTCCCAATCGTGGAGCTTCGAGCACAAGTAGGGGTGCTTCTCTTCGGCGGTGCCGTTGTTGTCGTTCGTCTCGCGCCACTGAAGGTAGCTCGTGTTGGAAGCCTTGTCGCCCTTCACGGTGACGGGCGCTTTCGGCACCATGACGATATGATGCCCCTTCGCGGTGTCGCCGCACTGGTAATACTGGTCGATAGCGCCGATGCGATAGCGCACCGTCTGCGCTGGCACGTTAGCGCCCTCGGAAACGGGAACGTCGATGTAGTCGCCGATGCGCAGCCCCGCGAAGTTGGCGTTGCGCGCCCGGTTGCGAAGCCACGTGTAAATGTCGGTGCTGCCGATCTCGTTAGCGAAGACCGAAGCGAGCGAGCGCCCCGCGTAAGCGTTGATGTTGTGCTGGCGGTCGTATTCCTCAGCGGTCGTTACGGCGTTTGCCGAGTTGCGCGCCGAAGTGTCCTTGATGTTCTTAGCCGAGCCGCCGACGTTGAGAACGGAAATGTCAGCCATGAAAGAACCTCCTTAGTTGAGTGTCGCAGTTTCGCCCGAAACGCTCGACTGAGAAAGCGTGATGCTCTCGCCAGATTGAGCCGTTACCCTGCTTGAAGGCACGTAGAGCGTTTCGCCGAGGTATAGGTAATCGTCTTGAAGCTCAGTCACCGCATGCGCAAGCGTAGCGTTCTCTTCGCGCAGCTCTTGCACCTCGTCATCTGACGGCGGTTCGATAGCCGCGATAGAGTTTGCGATGTTAAGCGCGTTCTGCGCGGCTGCTGTGGCATCCTCTGCTGCGCCGTTTGCCGTCGCAGCGGCGGCGTTCGCGCTCGCGGCTGCGGTGTTCGCCGCGCTTGCGGCGGCGTTGGCGCTTGCGGTCGCAGCGTCGGCGTTCTGCTTAGCCGTGTTGGCGGCAGATGCGGCGTTGTTCGCAGCCGTGGTCGCAGCGTCGGCGTTCTGCTTCGCCGTGGTGGCGGCAGATGCGGCGGTGTTTGCGGCATCTGCCGCGTTGTTAGCGTTCGTCGCGGCGCTGCTTGCTGTGCTCGCCGCCGTGTTGGCCTTGCCAGCGGCGGTGTTAGCTGCGCTCGCCGCGCTGTTGGCGT